GTCTTGGCCGTCGTCGCCATAGAGCATGGCCAGCGGGACCGTGAAGGAGCCGTAGTTAATCGAGCCAGGGCGCTTGTCAACTATGCCCGTCTTCACCGGCGTGAATTCGCCAACTTGCGCCTCACCGCCGAATTCAGGAATGGCGCCAACCTCACCAACTTCAATCAGCGTCAGCGCCTCAAAGCCAGCCTTGTCATAAGTCGCGGGCGGGCCGAGAACCAGGGATAGCACCGTGCCTACTGTAATATCAATTTCGCTCATAATCTCACCTCGTTAGAAACGCCTTGTAGGGCATTGTTAAAACCAATTTAAACCACCCGTCCTCCGGCACGCCAGGTTCACGTTTTGCGCCAGTCATTGTCACAGAAACTCCCGCTTGGGTAAGTCTCTTGCCAATTTTAAAAGCCTGGAAAATCTCGTCAGCTTTTTTCTTTATCGGTATTGCCCCATCGCGCAATGGGGCGCGGAGAATCACCCTGAACACGCCATCGGATTGATCCGAGTGATTCAGCGAAAAAGGAGTCACGTCATTTTGCGCGACAATCAATTCAGCAAACGCATCCGCAGTCGCCGGGTCGAATGAATCCTGTGGATCAAAATCATCGTTCTCATACGCGATGGGCAACCCAAAGTTCGCGGCAACAAAAGCCAGCACGATCGCCTGGTCTATCGATACCAAATTACCCACGCACGGCCTCCTTGACAATCCGGTCTATTCGGGCCACATTGCGATCAATGATCGCGTCACGCTCATTCCAGATTGCGGCGTAGGGCAGATTGTTCGTCAGAAAATCCCGCCCAATCGCGGTCACGCCTTCCTTCACATCCTTCAATGCAGATTCGCCGGTCGGGTCAATCCGATCAATGGCGCGCTTGGCAGGGGTGCCCGTGGTTATCTGCCAGTTGCCACGCAACCGACCGCCCACATAGCCCGCCGGTGCCGGGCCAGCCCACGCCGACGGATTGCCAACGCGTGTGTCCCGGATCACGCCGTTGAACAGGGCAATTTTGATGGCGCGCACGGTCGTCTCGACTTCTTCGCCCAGAACGCTCGCCAGTTGCCCGATCGGAATAACCCTTGCCATGCCCTTTACCGCCTTGCCGCGCCGCGCAGCTGAACTCGGTAAACAAGTCCAACACCGGCGGGGTTCACTTCAATAACTTCCTGGATCGTCCACCGCTTTCCGGTCACGTCCAATTGATCTGTCAACTTCAATTCAACAACCCCATGCTCAAGAATCAGCAACCGGTCGCCGTACATAATCTGCGTTCCGTCAATCATCTCGGAAGGGTACGGCGCCAAAATTCCCTTGGGCGCAAACGTCTGGGTTGTTGGGCTGTTGCGCTCGCCGGTGACCGGGTCTGAGCCGCCACCACTTTGCCTGCGCACCGGGATTGCTTGCCCAAATTCTGCGAGCAACGAGGCAGCTTCTGCGGCCAACTCTTCGTAAAGCTCCTGGCTCATACGCGCTCCAAAGTCATGCGCACTGGCCCCATCAACTCGTACAGCAACGCCAGGCCAGAACTGCCACGGCGCATCTGCACATCCTTGTCGCTTCCGAAGTACGAAACGTCAATCGCTTGCTCAACGCCAACGCTCTTTTTGGGTCGGTTCGGATTCGCTGGAATATTGTGCAGGTCAACGCCCGCATTGACATCCAGCGCCAATTCCATTTGCGCCCGTTTCACCAGCTCGGGAATTTCGTCCGCGCGCCAGCTGAATCCTTGCAGCACCAATCCGCTGCGCGGGTACGAGGTGAATTGAGACCGGGAAACTCTTGTGCCCTTTAGCGCCGGGTCGCTTTCATTGACAAACGCAGCAGCTTTAACCAAGGCCACGTCCGCAGTGTCCGCGTCTGCAACCGTGATGCCTTTGCTAGCCGCGTAAGCAATGAATGTTGCACGCTCAACCCAAGAATTCGCATCAGGGACAATAGCCCCGGTCTCAATCACCAGGCTCATGGCTTAACCCTTTGCCAAAATTTTAAGCGCCCTCTTGCGCTCGTCGGCATTGATCTGCTGGTTAAGCGTGTTCTGATGCCGAACCAGGTCGGCTGGCGTTGGTGCGGCCTTGGGCTTGCCCTTGGCTTTTTTCGCGCCCTTGGCTTCGGCTTCTGCTTCTGCAGCTTTCGCAATCTCGTCTTCGGTAGGCATCTGTCGATCCTCTGAGTGGCAATAAAACCGGACCGCGTGAGCGCGCCCGGTCGTGGGATTGATTAACCGTTGGTCACAAGAAACGCCAAGGGGATGCTCTTGCGATTAACAACGCGGTCCCATGCAGCAGCCAGCCTCAACTCGGCCAGCGTTTGGGAGATTGAGGCCGGGGTGCCGGTGCTCTGGAACCCGAATGGGTGCAGCAACCAAGTCTTGCGAGTCCACAGCGTTTCGATGCCCGCGCCTTCGCCCTGCTCTTCATCGGACGAAATTGCTACCGGCTTGGCAGGGGTGCCGTCGCCTTGGCCGAACGCGCCAGCGCCGAACAAGATGGAGGTGAACTTGGGCGCTGCATCGGTGGCGCCGGTGCCAGCCGCCGGGGTGAAGGGCATCCCATCGTCGCAGATCACAATCCGGCCAAGATAAGTTGGCACGGTCAGGTTGCCCACCGAGTCCTTGATGAATGTGATGTCGTCGTTGTCAACCATTCGTTTGTAAACGACTGAATGGACAGCGATGGCCTGGTAATTATCAAAGTGGTCGCCCGAGGTGAACGCAGCAGAGGTGAAATTGGAGCGCGTGAACACGCTGGTCGTAGTGACATCCGCGTTGGTCGCGCCAGCCACGTTGATCACCATATCTGAGCTGTCGTTGGCCACGTTGTCTGCCAGAACGCCCTGGGCTGCAGCAAGCAATCGGCGCTGCCATTGTCGGGTCCAATAAGCGTCCACCCGTGAGCGGATGCGATCCATGGCGCGTTCGCCCATCGCAATTTCCGTAGCGAGATTGGACGTAGACCAGCCGTTGTTCAGAAAAGCCTTGCGACCAATCTGCTCACCCTGGTCAATCTTGCCGGGCGAAGCAATGTCGGTCGGGTCGTCGGTGCTGATGTTTGGCTCATCGGTCGCGTCCAGATCATTCCAAAAAGGCAACTCAGCAGTTTTGCCTGCCTGGTTGGCAATCTGGTTAAGCAAAGGGGATGCGGCGATAACGCCGGAGTTATAAAATGCGGTGCGTTCGGGAGTGTTGACGCCGGGCAAGTCTTGGAAGACCACCACGTCAATAACATCTGAGAGTTGAACTGTTGACATCGTCGAGTCCTCGGTAATGTTTAGCCGGGACTTTCAACAAAAAAGCGCCCGACAGGAATAGTTTCCTCGTGGGGCGCTTCTCCCCGGTCTTAGCGCCAGCGCCTGCCGGCAATAAAACCTTTTGTGATTGCTATTATGCCTTCACTTTTCTCACACGTCAAGCGTTTTATTGTACTCATCTTTCAATCGGTCGTACTCCTTGGGATTTTCCTGCCGTAGCGTCTTCAGCTCCGACCCGTTCATTTGGTTGAATGCCTTGCCGCCTGGTGCGCCATTGCCCGCGCCGCCTGGAGGACCGCCGCCAGAGCCTCGGCTGGCAACGACAAAGGGCGCAAACCGCTTGTCTTCGCGTAGCGACTTTTCCAGCTCTTCAAGCGTCATGGCCGTGGGCTTGCCGTCTGCGCCCAGCACTCGGGTCTTGGGCATGCCGTCTGCGCCGAACTCGGTGGTGAGGCGCTGTTGTATGTGGTGCAACAGCGCGCCGGAGTGCTCACCGAAAATGGCGGCTGCCATCTCGTTGGCTTTGCTGCCGGAAGTGACGCTGGACAATGCACCGCGCAACTCGTCGCTTTCCTTTTTTGATGCCGCGAGCGAGTCGTCATATTTTGCCTGCCAGGACTTTTCCAACTCCTCAACAGAGCCGGAATCCTTTGCGGCTTTGCGCTTGGCTTCGTCGGCTTCGTCTTTCGCCCGGCGCTTTTCGTCCAGCAGCGCCTGGTTGTTGGTTTCCAGGCGCTTGATTCGCTCCAGCAAGTCCGTGTTGTCTGCTGGCGCATCGGGCTCCACTTCAATGGAAAGTTTGTAGCCCTCCCCATCCACCGCGTATAGCGCCTTGTGTGCTTCGCTCAGGGCGTCGTGCTCTTCTTTGGTGATTGCTTTTTTCAGTTTCATATTACGCTGCCTTTTTGTTGAGATTTGCTTTGGCGAATGCTGCAGGTTCCAGCTTCCGCATTTCTTCCAAGCTGGTCGGCTTGAAATTCTTGTTGAGCTGGAGCGCGCTAAATCGCTCTGAACTCAGGCCGCCATCGCGTAGCAGTTTCCCGCGCGTTCGACCGATGATTGAATCCTGTGTTAATGCAGGTTGCTTTTTGAGCCAGCCGTAATATTTCAAGTCCGCGTTGACGTACTTCACCCTTCCAGTTTCCGGATCGCGCGCCCGGCGCGTTGCGTCTTGGTCCAAGAACGCAAACTTTTCCGACAATGCCGCTGCGGTGGTGGTCCTGCAGGACGGATGAAACGGCGGGCGCGGTCCGCTGTTTAGCGGGTACTCGTTGCCGTCCAGCGTTCTGCAGATGTCGCTCGTCTTGCCGTCCAGCGTTGCAACAATCGTCACCCCGGTCACGATGTCTTTGTTTTGGTTCCACGTCTCTTCGCGCGCGGTCACTGCTGCGTGCTGGAGCGCGGTGCGCGTGAATCCCTGAA